TTACGCCGGTGCCTAACTTAACGTGTTCGTTCCACATTACGTACCAGTTTGCATTTGCACTGGAAGCATCGTCGTTTTCTGGATCTTTTGTGATGCCAATAATTTTGACCTGCAAGCCAGCTGTAGTAGCTTCAGAACCACTGTCAATTTCTGTCACAGACAGACCGTTAACAGTGCTAGAAGTACCAAGCACAGAATCAGTATTTTTACCAATATCTGTTTTAGCTATAGTGCCATCACATTGAGCCTCAAAAAGAGTGTACGGATTATCATAGATGTATGCATCGATATTAGTTGACCCAGAAATGGAACCAGTAGCGGTTACATTTGTCTGAGCATAGTAATTTGACCATGTAGGTTTTTTACTAGTTGGATCAATATAGAAGCAACCGTTAAAAACACCAAGGTTAGTAGCGCCGGAAGCTGTTCCAGCAATTACATAACCACCAGACTGCATTACGTGATCACCTTTAAAAATAGAA